GCGGCGGCGAACCATTTTTCCAGATCGAGATCCTCGAACCACTGAATGAATTCAAAGTCAACGAAGTCGTCTCGATCCTGTCCGACGAAATCGAAATTTTCGAAGTCGTCAAGCCTGTCATCGAGAAGGTTGTCGTCAACGGTGGATCGGGCTATCTGGAAGGCGACGTCGTTACAATGACAGGAGCCTCTGTACAGGGTTCTTACGTAATCGGAAAAGTCGCTGCTGGTGGTGTGGATGGCGTCAACATTCTGAACGGAGGATCGGGATACGTCGTTGGCGACCGAATTTCAGCTTCGTCAAGCGATGATGGTTTCGGTTTCAGCGCTCATGTTTCGAGTGTGTCTTCAGGCGCAATTACAGGCGTGGAGATCATCAACGAGGGTTACAACTACACCAATCGACCAACGCTATTAGCGAAGGGTGGTACAGGAGCCTCGCTCGAAGCAACATCATCTTCGATTGGCGCGGTCAAAGGTGTCAGGAGTCTCCAACCATATATCGGTGAACCAACATCGACCAGCATCATTACCAACACAGGTACTGGTTGCTTCCTTGGTACGATGCTTCGTTCACGTTGGACGACCAAGGCTTGGGAGAACCGCCGTGGCTTCCTCGGTGAGAATTCCACACTCATCGACAGTGATAAATACCAACAGTACTCCTACACTCTCGTCAGTCCGATCCCGGCTCAAGAATACAACGACTTTGTTTCGGAACTCTTGCACCCAGTTGGGTACATTCGATCCAACTCGTTCGAGATTGTATCTGAAATTCATCTGCCTGTCAACCCTGGGTATGAACTCGATCCGTCCGTCAGCCCTTGGGTTTACGAACACAACTCCGGATTCCTCTGGACTCTGGGTTACGAAGTTGAGATCCGCGATACACCATACATTGTGGCTGTGGACGGAATGACCTCCACACCAATCGTCACCGATGATGGCGAGATGATTCTCGCATCCTAAGGAATAGAAACCATGCCGTTCGAATTCACACCAAACATGAAGCCATTCATCGCTTCGAGCATCCTCGACGCGGTTTCGTCCCAGAAGCTTGAAGCGCGCAAGGCATCCACAACGTACGCCCAGGGTGCTCGAGTCTCGAACGGAAGCAACGGCTACATCTCGATCAACTCTGGAACGACATCAGCAGGCGCTGGGCCATCGAACACGTCAGGTATCACAACCGACGGCACTATCCAATGGCTGGCAACGGGACCGGTCTCGGGACTTGATTCCGCGATCAACTCCAACATCTACCTCGGAATCGGCAAGAAGACTGCGTGGCCAAACCCAGCATCTCCTCCGAACGTAGATTCGTCTGACGCAGGCAACACCGCCGCGCTCGACAATCTCTCGTCACTGGTTGCACTGTCAGCTGCAAACTTCCGTCTCGGTATCTCACGCAACGACTGGGAGACAGGCGAGGTCTATTCTCAGTACGATCCAGAACAGGAAGGAGCATACGCCAATCCACACTACGTCATCGTCGCGGACGAGCGCATCTACAAGTGTCTCGACAATAATGGTGGCGCGGCGTCGACTGTTCTGCCAACAGGAACAGGTTCCGCTGTCATCGAACTTGCAGACGGTTACATCTGGAAGTACGTAGGATCGATCGCTTCACGCAACGACTACTTCCGTTTCACAACGGACAACTTCGTTCCGTGCCCAACGACCAATGCAACACAGGTCGTCGGCTCAGTCTCGACCTTCAAGGATATGGTTGCTCTGGCGACCCCGTTCGATGATGACGACGTGATCGTAACGTCAATCATCGGTGACGGCACTGGAGCCTCCGCGGCAACGCGCGTAAATGTTTCGGGTGGACAGGCGACCATCACAGGCTTCTTCGCTTCTGCTCTCGGAAGTGGCTACTCCGATGTTTGGGTGACCGCCAACAAGCAGGGCGCGGCCGGATCCGGTGCTACCGCGACCGTTACGCTTGACGGTGACGGAGTAGACACGATTGCAGTCAACGCTGGCGGAACCGCTTACGTGACCGCATCGGTTGTCATCATCGGTGACGGCACTGGAGCAACGGCAACCGCAGCAATCACCTCAGGCGCAGTCACAAGCATCACCGTAACCGATCCAGGTGAGAACTACACTTGGGCGCGCGCGTTCGTCATCCCAGGCAACCAAGGTGCTGCCGCACGAGGCGTCCTGGCTCCGAAGAATGGTCACGGATCACAGCTCACTTCCGAACTGAACGCGAACACTCTTCTCGTTTCCGCTACTCTGGCATCCGCCCTGGGCGACTACATCGAAGCCGATGGTGGTGGCGTGGACGGATCCTTCCGACAGATCTCTCTCGTTTCGAATGTGAAGCCTCATGCAGGCAGCACCAAGAACGCCGAAGCTTACATCGGCCCGCAGCACCACTCTTTTGCGAGCCCTGGAAGCCTGAATAAATACTTGCGAGGTTCGGGCTTCGCCGTGTATGTAAACAACATCGTGGCAATCACCCACACAGCCCTCCAAGAAGAGATCATCAAGATCTCGATCACTCTCTAAAGAGAATTGAATGTCTAAGCTAGATTTCAACCGAGCGCCGTACTTTGATGATTTCGACAAGAACAACAACTTCATGAAAGTGTTGTTCCGTCCTGGACGTCCTGTTCAGGGTCGTGAACTGAACCAAGTTCAGAGCATCCTGCAGAACCAGGTGACGCAGTTTGCGAACCATATTTTCAAGAACGGTTCGAAGGTCAGCCAGGCTGCACCGCGCCTGTACGCATGCTCCTACGTCCGACTACTCAACACACCAGACGTCACCGTCTACACTGAAGGAACCCAGCTCCTGGGTGAGACTTCCGGTATCAAGGCGACGCTGGTCAAGGGTGTCAACGTAGATGGCTCCGATCCGGCTACACTCTATGTCGTCTATACCGGAACCGCTGTGGACGGCACCACTTCGACTTTCATCCCAGGCGAAGTCATCAAGATCCTCGACGCTTCTGGTGTCCCTGTCCAGAACGTCACTGTCCGTTGCCCATCGTGCCCAGGCTCTGGCCTGACTGACACCATCCCACCAATCGGCCGAGGTCAGCTGTTCACCATCGGTGAAGGTGTGATGTACTTCGAAGGCATGTTCATCAACGTGAACAAGCAGGACCTGATCATCACGAAGTACTTGGTCAAGGAAGACAATGGTTTCAGCGGATTCGCGCCGTGCAAGATCGGTCTCGACTTCGTACAGTCCATCGTCACCTCTGAGGATGATGCATCCCTGCTCGACCCATCGCTCGGCTATCCAAACCAGACCGCTCCAGGTGCAGACCGCTACAAGGTTGAACTGAAGCTAGTCAAGCGTCCGTACGCGGCTGATGACGGCGAGAACTTTATCCTGGTCTGCAAGATCGGCGAAGGCATGAACATCGAGTACATGAAGTCAGACAGCGAATACGCTGACCTGATGGACATGCTCGCGAAGCGCACCTACGAACAGGCTGGTGACTACACCATCCGTCCGTTCCGTGTCAGCTTCCTCAACTCCAAGAAGGCAAACGCTTCCGATGCAACTGGTTGGTCAACGAACGGCGATCCCGACAAGCTCGTGGCATTGGTCTCCCCATCGGTTGCTTACGTCAAGGGTTACCGTGTTGAGACGATCAGCGACACTCCAGTCCTGATCGACAAGGCACGTGACACGAACAAGATGGCGTCATTCGTCAAGCACTTCGACGGTCGCACATACATCCTCGGACAGGTCAAGGGCAACGGCATGTGGCCGAACCCGAACACCGACGTAGGTCTCCTGTCGAGCAACACCACTGTCAGCCTGTACTCCGGTCCGACCGACGGCACATCGACTACAGGTATCGTGATCGGTTCCTGCCGGGTCAGTGACGTTGAGTACGTCTCTGGTGAGCTTGCATCCGGCACCGCAATCTTCCGTTACTACATCTACGACCTCCAGATGGAAACCGGACGTCGTGTCGACGAGATCAAGGCACTAATCCGCGCCGACCGTAGCTTCTACGTCAACACCGTGGAAGACGTTGCAAGTGAGCAAGTCGAACTGTACAATACGAACCGCTCGGCTCTAATCTACAAGCTCGACCGTGATCACGTCAAGACCCTCCGTTCCATCGAAGACAACGACAATGGCTCGATGAGCATCGTTGTCCGTAGGAAGCTGAACGGTGTCGCAGACGGTGCGGGGATGCTGACCTTCACAACTGCAACGAACGAATACTTCGACAACGCTGGTGACAGTTTCGTCGGTTGGTACGTCCTGAGTGGCGTGACGCACTCCTTCCACCCATCAGATGTAGTAACCTTCAGCCCAACAAGTCTGACCCTGAACCTCACTGGTGCAGCAGCTGGTGCGTCTGTCTACGCGATCATCGACGTCCTCAAGACCAACCAGACCGAGAAGACCAAGACCTACACAGTCTCAACCATCCAGACCAACACCACCCCACCAGGCACCGTTGGTGCTGAGATCGACCTCGACCTCGCAGACGTCATCCGAATCAACAGCATCAACCTGTTCATGGATGGTGCTCCTGAAACTCCAGTGGCTGATGTTACCGACGAGTTTACACTGGTCGATGGCATCACTGACATCGCATACAACATGTCGAAGATCGTTCGCAAGAAGGCTTCGAGCGTTGCTCTGACTGCTGACCACCGTCTGGCAATCAACCTGTCCTACTACCAGCACTCCGGCTCGCAGGGCTACTTCACTGTCGACTCTTACGCAGGCGCGATGGCCGACTCTGGATCGGGTGTGACGTACGAAACTCTCCCGGTGTTCGTATCGTCCACGGGTGAGAAGTACCCAGTCGCATCCTCGATCGACTTCCGCCCAATCGTCTCGCCGGGTGATCCGATCAGCTCGGTTCTGCCAGCGAACAACACTACCGCAATCTTCGACCTCGAGTACTACCTGGGTCGTGCGGACGTCCTGCAGATCAGCAAGGACGGAACGATCTACTCCAAGAAGGGTAAGCCTTCCGAGTCACCTCGCGTACCAAAGCCAGACGACAGCGCGATGGCGATCTATGAGATCTACCTGACACCGTACACCTACTCCCTGAAGGATATCCGCACCAAGTACATCGACAACCGTCGCTACACGATGCGTGACATTGGTGCTATCGACAAGCGCCTCCAGAACGTTGAGTATATCACTGTACTGAACGTACTCGAGAAGACCGCGGCCGAGATGAGCATCAAGGACGAGAATGGTCTCGACCGCTTCAAGAACGGATTCATCGCAGACAACTTCCAGGACTTCCAGGCAGCGGATCTCGAGAACCGTGAGTTCCGAGCTGCTGCTGACCGTACCAAGCGCCAGCTGCGCCCAAGCTTCAAGACGGCAAACCGTCGACTGAAGCTGTCTGACGCATTGTCCAGTGGCTTCATCCGTCGCGGTAATGTTGCGATGCTGCCGTTCGAAGAGCGTGTTGCATCTGAGCAGCCGTACGCTACCAAGCATCTCTCGGTCAATCCTTACCTGATCTACTCGCAGCGCGGAACGATGGTTCTGTCGCCGAACAATGATGTCTGGTCCGAGACCGAAGAGCTGCCAGCAATCACGATCGACATCGACTCCGGAATGGAATCGCTCGAGAACATCGGAACAGCGTCGGGCATCCTCGGCACTGACTGGGGTTCGTGGATCGACCAGAACCGCACATCGGTCAGCCGCACCCATGACACGACCTCGACTCGTGCCTCGAACGGCAACATGGAGTACTCGAAAACCACGACGACTTCGACAACGAACACCACAACCAGCTCACGTGTTGGTACGGTGACAACTGTCGAGTCGCGCACGGATCGTTACAACATCGACGACATCGTCAAGGACGTCCAGCTGATCCCGTTCATCCGTGAACAGGTCGTTGAGTTCTACGCAACCAAGCTGAAGCCATTCACCCGTGTCTACCCGTTCTTCGACGGACAAGCTGTTTCAGCCAACTGCCGTGACATCGGCTTCCAGCTGTCGGCTGAAAATGCTTCGACCGCTACCCAGCTCGTTGAATACGGTTCACCACTGATCACCGACATGAACGGTGAAATCCGCGGCGAGTTCCGAATCCCAGGTGGACGCTTCTTCACAGGTGAGCGTCGATTCATCCTATCGGACGACGACGCATTGACTGGTGATGGCGACCTCGAAACGACTCGCGCCGAAGCAGTCTACTTCGCAGGCGGCATCGACGTCACCAAGCAAGATGTGACGATGAACATCGTCACACCGGAGTTTAAGCAGTCCCAGATCACCGAGACTCGCAGCGAGCAGGCGACGGAAGTTTCTCGCGAGACGACAACCACAACTGCTGAAGCCGACCCATCCCTGCCAAAGGCCTGCCTCCCACCACCTCCATCGGCTGGTGAGTGGACTCCTGAGGTCATGCAGCGCGCGCTCAACACGAACGCATGCCGTTGCGCTCTGGATCCATCGGACTGGATTTGCCACGACCCTGTCGCACAAGGCTTCATCGTTGAAGAAGACATGTTCATCACATCGGTGGACCTGTACTTCAAGTCGGTCGATCTCGTGTCTGACCGTATCTTTGTCGACCTCCGCACGATGGTCAACGGGTACCCGGGCCCAACCAAGCTGGCAACCAAGGACTTCTCGCCAGATGAGATCGCTCCGTTCTGCAGCGACAACTCCTCCATTCCGTTCCGAGTTGAATTCTCGGTTCCGGTCTACGTTGAGCGCAACAACCAGTACGCATTCGTGGTTGGTGGCGCATCGCCGAACACCCGTATCTGGGTCTCACACCTCGGTCAAGAGGTCGTGAACATGCCAGGTAAGATCGTGGAGTTCCCACCAACTGGTCAGTCGAGCTTCCGTTCGCTGAACGGGTCTACCTGGAACGCGGAGCAGTTCGAACAGATCAAGTACAAGCTCTACCGCGCCGTGTTCGAGCCAGTCGAGATGCACCTGGTCTTCGAAAACGACCACACCAACGACGTCTGGACTCTGGAAGAGAATCCTCTCCAGACACAGTCCGGTTCGACCAAGGTTCGCGTGTACCACAAGAACCACGGTCTAGTCGCAGGTGACCGTGTATCGCTCAGCC